CGGCAATTATAGAGCTTGGGCTGGTGAAGATAGAAATGGTGCCGTCAACGAAGACGGAACTACCGAACCAACTATTACCATTAAAGAAGGTGATACGATTACATTCTTTAATGAGATGGGAAGTTCTTCGTATGATCTTCAGATTATTAATAATACCTATGACACCACTTCTAGCAACACCAATAAAGTTGCCAATGTAACTAATCAGGGTGCAGATAATGGTGAGACTATGATCTGGACTCCTCTGGTGGGTCAAGCTGGTGAGTATAGAATTGTTGATGACCAGAACTACTCTGACTATGCAAGACTGGTTGTACAGGAAGCTTCAGCTGGAGACATAACATATCCTACAGTTGGACTTACTACGGGGTTCTATGACAAACATGATTTTGGTGGTTATCAGGGAACTCATCCTTGGGGTGTTGTTAGAAATGTAATTCAATCTGGCAAGAAGAAGGGAGTTACCTACCAAGGTTATTTCATGCCCAACAATACTGGGCGTGTTTTGTATGCAGCTGCTCCTTATTATCTTCCTCATGATTATTCCGATGGAGGTAATAATTCTCAAACATATTATGGTCATGGATATGGACATAGATTTGCTGGTGTTGCTCGATTAGATGTAGCGAGCGATGGTCCATTTCAAGTAAACCTGTCTTATCCCAACGCCTCCGATCGCATGTCTTTTGGGAGTGAAACAACGTATCCTGGTATTATCAACTTTGCTTCATCTGTTAATAACACATCTGCATCAGGTGGAGCAATTATTACTGGAAACAATACTCAGTATCAATTAGATTTGAATGTTTTCCGTTCTGCACTAGATCCCAACTTTGCAGTGTTCTCATTCAGAGCACCAACTTTATCTGCTACAAATATTAATGGCAATACTTATGGCACATGGTTTACTCATAAATTTGTAACTGATATTTGGGATCTAGATTATGTTTTCCTTGGTGGACATACTCAGATTTTTGCAGAAACCAATACAAGTACAAGTTTACCATACATTAAATTTAGAACTTTTACTGCTGGCACTCAGAATCAAAGTTATAACAGCGATCCAGCGATTGGAACTGCTGAATTTGGATACAATCAAACACTTAATGGGGTCTCAAGTTATACAGATGAAATGAGGTATTTTGATACCAAGTATCAATGTTCTACATTGGACGAAACATATACTGCTGATGATGTTTCATTCTACCATAGAAGTAGAACCAACTATCCATATAAGAGTGGAGGATATTGGTATAACAACCAAGCAGATAAGTCTTATTCACTATCGGCTGATGCTGATTTCAACGCAGTTATTAAAGGTATTCCATTATCTGTAAAGATGATGCCTGTTCCATATTATATTCCTGATGATTTTGTATTCATTAACTTCAACTACAATGCAGTTAATGCTAATATTCAACAGGGCGATACCATTACTCTAAGTCCCTCTGAAGTTTACACAGTGATCATGGGTTCTTACAACATGACATCTGATAATATCACTAGAGGAATTCTATTCTGTGCGAGGAAGGTCTGATGGCTGCTGACTATACTTTTCCAGATCTACAAACAGCAAGGGCTGGAGTAGCTAGTACAATTTATTTCCAAGATGGTAATCAAATACCATATTCTTATCAGGTAAAAACTACTAACCAAACACTTAATGTTGGTAACATTGATGTTGGATTCCGATCTTTAGAAGTTGATGATCCACGTAGTGCAATACCAACCAAGAGACCACAGAAAGGTCTTCTATATCCAAGAGGCGTCTATAATAAATAAGCCGCCTTACTCTTATACTCATGCTTGGTAAACCCAAAGCTAAAGTAGAAGAGACTAAGGACCATGATGAAGATAAGAGTGAAGTTCTTGGTAATCTGGTGAAAGTTGTCGTACTTATTTGGTCCGCATCTCTTCTCACGTTTAGTTACGTTAGACTGCCTAACGGTCAGAAGATTCTTGACTTCGACCCTACCTTCATTGCATCCGTGTTCTCTGGATCGCTAGCTGCCTTTGGACTGTCTCCTGCTAAAGCAGGTGGCGGAAATGGAAATGGAAATGGAAAACAAACAGCAAAAAGAGATGAAGAACCACCTGTAGTATCCGCTGTGGAGCCTAAAAAATAATGCAAAAACTAATTAATATCATTGCCCTTCTGTCGGGACTCACCAGTGCTGCCCTCATTGGTGGCAGTGCATATGTGCTTCTCAATAAGGATGCCCTGATCGATCAGGCAAAGACTGCTGCCACCAAGGCAGCAACAGAGTCTATTTCTGAGGCACTCCCTGGTATGATCCAAGGTGCTATGCCTAAGATGCCAAGTGCAACTGGTGGAGATGTTCCTTCCGTTCCTGGGGGAATTCAACTTCCTTAAATAATTAAAATTTTTATCATACCCATGGCACAATCGACATATAAGAAAAGAGCAAAGAAAGAAGCAACAGAAACTTTCTTTCTTTACGTCTTCTTTCATTCTATTTGGACTGGTATTTTGAATTTGTTTACTGATGACAACTGATGGAGATACCTAATATCACTTCTCCCAATATTATTATTCGGGAGATTGAAATTCCACAGGTAGTAACTGATAACGAATATTACACATCAACTCCACTAGCACCACCTGTAGTGGTAAATATTGGTGTGCCTATCGTTGATGTGCCTGGTTGTGTTGAAGCTCATGAAAGTAACAACAAATCTAAAACCGTAGGTCAAGATGACTCGCGAGGATTGGTCACTTATTGTGATAGTGGTGTTCCCAGTTATGATCCAATTAACTTTGAACCTGAACAGATAGTTCCTACTAAACCTTCGGGAGTAGATACACGGGAACCTAAAACTCCCGTAGCTCCCGAGTTACCAGAGACACCTAAAATTCCTCCTGCTACTGCGAAGGTAGATTGTCCTACACCAGGACAGAATGCCAAAGAACCTGTCGGAACATATGTAGAGGGTTTCCGAAAGAAGGTTGTTGAATATAAACTGATAGGCAACGAATGTGTCCAGATAACAGAATCGGTTGCAATTCCTGAACAAATCATTGCTGGACTGCCTAGTGGTGGTCAGGTTGTTCAGGTAGGTGGTGTTGCTGTGATTGCTACTGCATCAGCATTGCTAGCAAAACCGTTGGCAGACATACTTTTGAAAGCAGTCAAACCAACGATTAAGAAAGTGATGAAGAAGATTGCTACGATCAGGAAGAAACCTATTCCCGTCCTGTCGTCAGGGGAGCGCCGAGCAGAGCAGCGTCAGATGAACCACGCTGTTCGGGAGTTGCGTTCTGTGTTCCCGAGGAAGAAGAAACGGAAGGGATAGTGTGATAGTGTGGGTGAGTATGTCCTGGAGGATTATTCACAACCACATCAGCACACACTTTATAATAAGGTGAGCGAGGATGGAATTGAATACCTTGCTTCATCAATTCGCCACAGTTTTTCAACCTAGCGATCTCAAAATCTAATCTCTTATTAGCAGTTGTTTGCTTCATCAGATCAATGTTAGCTTGTGCTGCTTCCTTACATTGTTCTTGTAGTTTCTTATCTAATGGTTCAGACCATGTGATAGAGAAACCTACACCGAGATTGTAATTATCTTTTTGTCCAGTTCTTACAGGAACACGATACAAAACGGAACCAGGATTATCTGGTGCGCCGTCCTCATCTATGTCCCTCATGTCATAAACGGGATCCATGTAATAAGGTTCATATGGTCTGGTAGCAGATGCACTGCCAGTTACATATGGTGTGAAGTTTCTGGTTGGGCCCTGACACTGGATTCCATTGCCATATGTATTGGTGATGTATGGACCTTGGAGGACTTGGATGGCTTGGTTGGTGACAGAGCCAGAGGAATTAGCAACAGGAGCAGCAGTGGCGCTAACGCCGCCAACAGCCTCAGCAAGAACTCTTTGTTGGACCAGTGCTGGGGAGATAACACTTAGGATTACTGCGAGAAAATTGAGGTTGTGTCGGTTACGCTTGTAACCTCTGTTACTCTTTGAATTATTGTTTGATTGCTGAGACCTGGGCCTTTGTAAGTTTCTGTGAACTGAAACGCTCCCCCTGGAGTCGTCTGCGTAAAGTTTGGTCTGCTTGTTAGTCCTGTCCATGATGATGTCACGCCATCTATAGTTACATTGTTAGCACCTGTGCCTGGTTGTAAAGAACCTGATGCTGTAATTCCACTCCCTGTCACAGAGTATTGATACCCTGTGTTATAGTCCATCGAGTTGATGGTTTCCGTTATTTTTTGTGTCGTCTCAGTGTGGCTAGTCATTGATCCCTGTGTAAAGTTGGGGACCACTGGGACCGCCATAGCAGGAGATCCCAGTAAGAATGCCACGAAAAGTAATCTCTTCATGGTATATAGTCTCAGTCGATAACAGTGATCTCAGTAACGAACTGTCCTGTTGCAGATGAACCTGCACCACCAGCAGTCAGCGTGATAGCATGAGTTCTGTCAATCGTACCTGCGAGTGTGCTAGCAGAACCAGCAGCATAGGAAGTAACGTTACCGAAGTTAGGAACATCACCTGTGCTAACAGCAGAGGCAGGTACAGAATCTGCTGCGTTATACGATTCACTCAACGACCAATCTTGTCCAGATGTGGTGACAGTGTATGTGCCAGCACCAGAGGTAGCACCACCCATCGTGCCCGCCGTGATGTTAGAACCAGCAGCAGAATAACTACCACCAATTCTTACCGCAGTAGAGCGAGCAGCATCAACAGTCAGTTGGACTGAAGAAGCATGTTTAGTAACAAGTCCGCCAGCATTTGCTGCACTTGCGGTCATCAATAACATACCAAAGAAGATGAGTGCCTTCTTCATCTAGGATTTTTTATCAACAGCAGCACTATTTATCAATATCAACTATCTTCTACGAAAGATAAACTAAATGTGGAGAGGTCAATGATTGCCCTGGCTATTCTCGCTCCAGAGTCTTCTCTATTAGTGTAGTTAATAGATTTACCGCCAGTAGATTTAAAAGACTCATATGTTCTAGTCGCGGTTGGGTTTGAATAACCTTTACAAGCCACGTTTGGAGTATTGGCGTCTTCTAACATGGTGCCGCCTTCATATCCATCACATGTAATAATGATTGGATCTGTTCCAATTTCCGAGAACCATGTGGCTCTAAGGTCAATGATCACTCTGTTATTTGGTAGTACCAAATTTTCTTTGATCGTAGTCAGATTTACTACGATGGATTCTGACATGCAGTTTTCATCACTGGATGTATCGCCACCGAATTGGATGAACGTATTTGTTCCAATTCCAATAGAGTTTCCTTTTCTTTCTCCCAACTGACCAGTTACTGTGGGCTCTAAAAATTGGACAACGATGTCAAGGTCAACACCGTTTGTCCAATTGTAATTGAATACCAGATAGTCAGAATAAAAAAGGGCTTCATCGAAGGCAGTCCCTCTAGACTTACCCATTCCAAATGCTAAAGGTGACATATTAACTAGGGATTGTGAATGTGCCTAACATACCAGCGTGAATGGTACATTGATATTGATAAGAGGCTGGTGCATCATGTGGGATAGTAAAGACTTGAGTTCCATCTTGGTTTCCACTTACATAAGTTCCGACACCAGTTGTTGTTCCAGTGAACTGGATTCTGAATGGGTGAGCGGTAGTAGTGGTATTTACAAACGTGTAAGTAAATCCTCTTTGTAAATATAGAGTTGGATTATCCACGGTATTTACAATACCAGGACCAGCAAAACGATATGCAGTAGATCCGTTTGCCGTAATAGTATAAGTTATTGTTGAGGATGGGATGTTTGTTAATCCAGATCCATCACCAACAAATGATGTTGCTGTAACTACACCAGTCACAGATGTGTTGGTTGTGATCGCAACCTGACCCGTCGCACTCAACTTCAGATCAGCTGAGCCACCAATTACGGAAGTGTTGCCAGCTCCAACAACTTCAAATGATTTTACTCCGAATGATTGTGCTCCCATTTGTATGATGCCTCTTTTTAGTATTTATTCTTCCAACCCGAAGGTCAGTCTTGGTTTCTGTGGTTCAGTAGGAGATCCAGTAGGAGCATCCCAAATTACAACAGGTCCTTCACCATTATAAATGTTGAGGGAATGTACATCTCTCCAATTGGCATCAGTTGCCGTAAGTGAAGTGACATCTGGGCCATAATAGAATCTTGAGGGGTCTTGAACTCCACATTGATTTCTCAACCAACTCTTAACATCTCTCCACTCCCATCCTCTATTATACTGCATCTTAGTTGTAATCCATCCAGCAGCGGTAGGACATGCAGAACTGGTTCCACCGAAGTCTTCATCATATGCAGTAACGCTAAGACCAGGATATGTTTCTGGATGTTGCCATGGACCAGTTTCCGATGATCCTTCAGCAGTTATAGTATCATCAGCAGCCGCATAACAATCAATCGCAGTTCCTCTATCAGTGTAGGCTACAATACGTTCTTTATACTCGGTATTGTTAACTGTTCCCGCACCAGAAAATGCACCAGAACCAAATGAAATTTCATCATCAAGTGCCCCAACATTAATGCAAGGAAACTCAGTACCTTCTGTGCTTAATCCAGCGGTAGTTTTTCCAACATGTTGGGGCCACCCTCTTCTATTAAATGTATTGTAACATGAGAGACTAAACTCAAGGTGGGTCGAACTCTGTAGGGCTATATTTGGAGAGGTAGTCCAGTAATTGTCATAATCTAGATCCCCAGGATTTTGTTGAGTTTGTCCAGAGTTTCCTGCTGCCATAATGCAAATAATTCCAGACTGTTGCATTTCATCGGCAGCAGTGGTATGAGCACCATCTACCATTTCACCTTTTAATCTACCACTGTCTCCTTCATCACCAACGTACTGGAAGAACGCTGGTTGTGAAGCAGATGAATAAAACTGTCCTGCTGATCCACCAGCAATATCACTGGGTCTATAGTGATAATAATAAGATCCATTGTAAGATGTGGATCTATATCCCCAACTGTTGCTACTTGTTGTTGGATTTTTTCCGTCAGTTCTTTGTTGATTTCCGTTATATGCAGAGTGTCTATCGTAGTTTGGTTTGTAAAGATGGAACAGTTTTTGAACATCCCAACCAGAACCAGTAATGCCTGCACTGCCATTTCCATACAGGTTTAATACCCATTTGTTGCAGTTATAGGCAACACCGTAGTTTTTACCAAATACTTGACCAGCACACTCAGTTCCATGATTAGTGGCATTAGTTGGTTTAGCTGTATTGGATCCGTTACAATATGCTCTCGTATATAAGGTACTAATACCAGTTGTGGTGCCAATGGTAGAGAATCCTACAGATCTTTGTGAGGAGTCCGACCACCAGGATCTTGCTGCGGATTCAATAGGAACTGTTGTTCCATCCCAACGTTGGGTAAGTAGTTCTGGTCTAGCATTAAAGAAGTCTGGATCAATGTAATATGGAGCATCGAGAACCAAGTCCAGAACACCACAAGTTCCTGGGGTGCTGGAGATTCCACTCCATGTCAGTGCGTTTCCTGTTTGGTATCCAACTGGATCTGTTCCTGGACAATGGACAAACTCTGGGTGTCCAATCCAGAAACCTTCATCAGCAACGATTGCATCTACACCAGTTCCATCGCCCAATTGATAGATATCTCTTTCAAGGACTTGGTGATCTGCTCCTGATCTGACTCCACCAGCATACTCGGCACCAGTTGCATCCCATGGATTTTCTTTTTGGGTATGTCTAAGAAGTTGATATCCTGTTCTATTGAGATCAGTGGATCCTAGACTAGTTCTAGCAGTTGGTGGAACGGAAGGCGCTGTATTCCATGCTCTATAGTTCAGAACATTCTTTCCAAATCTTGGAAGTCTTTGAACATTCAATTGAATCTCTGCTGGATCTGGAGCATAAGTTCCTGGATATGCATCAGCATGAATATCACAGTAGTGTACTTTGGGGTGGTTTCTAATTTGTTCTGCCTCTTCATCATCCAGAAGGTAAATTCCTCTGGTGTCACTATGAGCACATTCATTAACACATTCGCAACAGTGAGAGGGAAGATTATCTTCTAGTGTACCATCTTGCATCATGATTGCATGAATCGATTCCCAATCCTCTTTATTGAGACATCCAATCACATATTCCTTTTTGCCAGTTTCTGGGACGAAGGCAAGATTAGTTCTATCTAAGATGTTAGGTGTTTTGGTAGTCTTAATCATTTATCAAACCCCCGCGATTAAATTCTTGGTGAAACGACATGTAGTTGTTCCAGAAATACCCGATTCTGGTGTTACGGAAATTTCAATGTTCCCTGCATTGTATGCTGCAGAAATGGATACAATTTGAGTTGGAGAAGTCATGATTGCATACTCTTGATAGTAGGCAGTTGTTGTAACTCCTGCATCTCCACCATCATGCATCACCATGAATTTCTGCATCTGTCTGTATGTTCCAAGTCCAAGAGTGACTGTGTATTCTGCACTTGAGTATGATGCAGCAGCAAACGTATCAAGGACTTGTGGAACAAGAGCTTGTGCAGTGAAAGTTACGATACCAGATGCAAGTCCACCAGTTACGGTGACAACACCTGCAGATGCTGGAGAAACATCTAACCCATTTCCAAAGTCAATTGTTGCTGCAACACCAACTAAGACACCATCATCTTTAATCTCGATACCAGATCCAACTGCAGTGACTCCAGTCAGTCCAGAACCATCACCAACGAAACTTGAAGCGGTGATGATGCCAGTGGTATTGATATTTTGAGTAGTGCTTCCGAGTCCTACAGTGCTGCCCTCACTGGTAGGTAAGTTGGTTAACCTGGATCCGTCAATTGCAGGAAGGATGGAAGGGAATCTTGCATCAGGAATTGTACCTGTATACAGATTACTTGCACTTGTTTGACCTGAGAATATACTACAAGCAAGAGTATTTGTGGATGGATTGAAGGTTAAAGCACTAGCGTCAACCATTGCTGGGCGGTAGGCATTACCACCCCCACCTTCACCAAGCAACATAACATTATATGCTGCGTTGTCATCAATAGATTCTTCGACCCAAATATCGCCTCGGTAACCACCAGTTGCGGAAAGAATACCAGAAACTTGAACGTCTCCGTTTGGTTTTGTTTCTAAACAGGTGGCAGCGGAAACGTTATCACCATATCTGAGGACTACAGAGTTACCTGTGATGTAAAGTTGACCACCACCTTTATCGGTAATGTAACTATCACCATCATGTTTGATCTCTAAGTCATCATCAGCACCAAAGTTCAGTCCAACGCCATCTGCAAATGAGGTCGATACACCACCACCAGCACCTTGAGTGTCTGTAATTTCGATTGTTGCAACGCCATTAGAGACGGTTGCAGTTACCGCAGCACCAACAAAGTTGATCGTTGCTGCAGTACCAACTGGAGATCCTTCTTCCTGAATGACAACACCAGATCCAACTGCAGTAACTCCAGTCAGTCCAGAACCATCACCAAAGAAAGTCCCAGCAGTAATAATACCAGTTGTGTTAATGTTGGTATTGGTTCCAACTCCACCAGATACTCCAGTCAGGTTTGAACCATCGCCGTAGTATGTTGTTGCTGTGATAACACCAACGTCATAGTTGTCAGTACCTGTGCCTACGGTTCCATCCCAGTTCTTTTGTACAAGTTGTACCCATCTATTTGCGTGTGCAAAGTAGGCAGTACCATATTCATGAACGTGTGCGAATGCACCATGGTAATCCGCTGGACTGGTTGCGGCAAGATCTGCATATGTTGAATACAGGAATGGTAACTTGTTATCTGTTGCAGTACCGTCAAGTCTACCAGCAAGTTTGAAGTTACCTGTAACTGTTAGTGCCTCTGTGGCAGTTGTAGTTCCGATACCAACATTGCCGAGAGTGTTGATACCAGTTGCATTGACTCTCCATACAGAGTCGGTTGCGGGAATATTGTAAAGTCCACCTGCGTCACCAGAGAATTGTGCAGCAGTGATGACACCAGAGAAGTTGTGGTTGCCGTTTTCATCTTCTACAGCAATTCTTCTCCAACCTTGATATCCACCAGTAGTTGTTCCGTATGAAACATAAGCCTGTTGTGCGTTATTCGCAAAGGCAAACATACCTCTCCACGAAGGTGCGGATGGCATGTCAAAGGTGGAGTCAAAGTCAAAACGCATCTTACTGCCTTGACCTGGCATTGTTACAATACCGATCGCAGAGTTGATGTTATCAATTGTAATCGAAGGAGTGCCCGTCAGATTTTGTGCGACAGTCGCGATACCTGCGGTATGGGCATATCCTGCAATGGTCGATAGACCTGCCAGTGGGGTATAGGAAGAGACGCCTGCCAGAGGTGCGTAGGACGCCTCTCCTGCGTAGGTTGCGACTCCTGCTGCACCTGCATAGGTGACGACGCCAGCGGTCGTGGCAAAGGTTACGATACCCGCAGACGCTGCGTAGGTTGCAACACCTGCTGAGGCCGCATAGTCAGTTACGGTAGAGTAACCTGCAGTGGGTGCATACGTTGCAAAACCTGCTACTGTTGCATAAGAAACGTAGTCTTCTGCATAAACTTCCGCATTGCCACCAAATACATTACCAACAGTAATTCTATTTGTAAAGTTAATACTTTGTGCAACACCGATTAATACGCCGTCATCTTTCAGAACGACACCTGAACCAGTTGCAGTAACACCAGTGAGACCAGAACCGTCTCCTTTGAATGTACCAGTTGCAACACCTGAGATTCTTACATCACCCTCAACATCTAAAGCAGATCTCGGCAAGTCTGTACCGATGCCGACGTACTTGGAAGTGGAGATTCCGAATGAACCTGATTTCGCCCACGTTCCACCCGCGCCTGCATTGGCATCAAGGTTTGTTCCATCTCCAAAAGCGTTGTAAATCTCTTGGAAATTGGCGTTAACTTTTACGGCACCAGATGCGAGGGAATCTCCCAGACCATCATTCGGCGTAAATCCAGTGAATATTCCCTGTCTAGCCATTTAGTATTCAGTATAAGGGCCCTTTTGTTCTATTTATTGATCTAATAAATAGGTATGAAATCTCTATGTTTTACATGATGTCCGACCATCTTCAAGAAGCATATAAATCTATCTACCAAAGAAAAGAATTAGTGTCTCCTCCAAAAGATGCTGAAGGAACCCAAGGTATTATGAATCCACAGGGTACTCCAAAGGCTGCTCAAGGTGGAGATCATGCACGCCAAGAGGTAACGAAAGGTCGTTACAGGGCTGCATATGAAGAGTACAAACAAGAACTCAGAGACTATCATATCGAAAAATTCATCGGTTGGGTAGAGTCTTTGGATGAAGATGGATATGATATTTCTAAGTGGGAACTCTCTGAGTTAAGTGAAACATATATTAGAGAAAATAATCTTCAGGGTTCGGAAGAGATTATCACTGAAGCACTGTCAGAGGGTTCTGTTCGCATGGCTCGCATGGTGGACAGATATCTCGGTAGAGATAAGAGAAAGGCTAAAGAACGTAAGGATAACGTAGGTAAAATCAGAAAGGGTAGACAAGAGATTGCTAGTAGCATTGCTAGACTTTCCAACTCTCCTGGCGGTGTTCCTGCTAGTGTTGCAAGACAAGCTGAGAAAGTAGGTGTTAGACCAGACCACTTCAGGGGTGCTTCTAGAACCGCACTTAAGAAGGAAGGAGTTGAGTATGTAGATGAAGGTATCATCGATGCTGCTAAGGCTGGGTCTAAAAGACACGAAGATGCTATGAAAGGTGCTGGCAGAGCAATCAAAAAGGCAGGTATTCGCGCCAGAAAACTTGGTAAGGCACTAGAACCAGCTGCTGACACTGCTAAGTCTGCTGCTAGTGGAGTTGGTAAAGCAGTAAAGGGAACCTATGAAGCTGGTAAGAAAACTGGTGAGTTTGTAAAGAAAGGTGCTCAACGTCATAATGATATGATGAAGGCTGCCAAGAAAGTATTCAACAAAGAAGAACTTGAGTTGATCGCACAGATCATGATTGACGAAGGTTACAATCTTTCTGATTACACTTGGGAAGAATTCCACACTCTTTGTTTGGACGCAGAGATGCTTGATGAAAACCGTGCTGCTGCCCGTGCTGCTGGTGGTTCCAAGGATGATTCCAAGAAACAACCAGATCCTTCTAAAGCAGGTTTCACTGGTATGGGTAACATGAGTATCGACCAGATTCGTAAGATGTCTGCTCGTATTGAGAAAGAGAAGACCAAGAAGGAAGAGGTAGAAGAATACGTTGACTTCCTTATTGATGAGGGATACGACTGCTCTGAACTCACATGGGAAGACATGTTTGAAGAGTATGAGTCTCTAGATGAGGGTCTTCGCTCTGCAGTTAAGAGACTCCTTGGTAAGAAGGAAGCTCCTGCTGAGAAGAAACCTGAGAGCAGAGGCGAACAACTGCGTAAGAAGTATAACGTTGGTCCTGAAAAGTCTGACACTTCTGCCAAGAGACAGATCCTTGACCGCACTCGTGCTAAGAAAGAAAGAGATCAGAAGGAGTATGGTGGTTCTCACTACTCCAAGTCTGTTGCTAAGAAGTCTGCAGATGCACATGACCGTTACCTGAGAGCAGGTTACAGCAAGTATGGTGCTGATGACCGCCGTGGTAGTGGTAACAAAGCACGCAAGAGAGCAGAAGCACTTAAGAAAGAATCCTTCTCTGATTGGAGAAGTGAAATTGGTTTAAGTGAAGAAGCTTCTGATCGCAACAAAGATGAACGTCTGATGCGCGGCGGTATGGATGGAAACACCAACTACCGTAAATCTCCTGCCAGGAAACTGAGCAACGCCGAGTTGGGTATCAAACCAGGTAAAACTGCAGTTCAAAAGGAACTGGAGAAGAAACATGGTAAAGGCGCCACCGCCATGGACATTGTAAAATCTGAGATTCGCGCCAAGTACGGCAAAAAATCAATCAAAGATTGACATAGGTCCACTGGACCAGTACAATAACTCTGCTAGGGTTCAAGGGACACTCCTATATACCTTAGTAGAGTTCTTTTTTGTCTATTGAGTGATGTTGAAAAAAATAAGGATTCCAAATCTGGGGATTCGAAAGGCTCTGAGTGTTCCTACGATAACCCTTGGATGTACCTTGGTAGGCACTTTGAGTCTGATGACATTGGCGACTACTACGGTTTTGTCTATGAGATCACCAACACCCTCAACGGTCGTAGGTATATCGGAAGAAAGTATTTCTGGCAAAAACGAAAGCCTAGAGATAAGGGTGATGGTAAAAGGCGAACGAGAATTACTTCTGAAAGTAACTGGAAAAAGTACTATGGTAGTTGTCCTGAGCTTGATCGAGATGTTAAACGGTTCGGTAGAGATGTATTTGCCAGAAGAATCATCTCCCTCCACGGAACTATAGGTAAAGTTAATTACGAAGAGACCCGTCAATTGTTTCTAAATAATGTTTTGACGGAAGCCCTTGACAACGGGGAACCAGCCTATTACAATAGTAACGTTCTCAGCCGATATTTCAGGAAGGATTACTTCAATGGAAAATCTCAGTGTCAAGAGTCCGAATAATGCATTTGCCGACCAACTGGTTGATAAACTGCATGAGCTTGCAGAAGAAGATCGTCTAGAGGATGCTGTAATATTTTACAGTGAATTCAAAGAATATCTGCTGGATAGAGGTGCAACCTTTGTAGAAATTGACTGAGGGTTGACATATATCTAAATACGTTGTACTCTTGTAGTGCGTAGAGTCGTGCTCGTTTTTTTGCGAGGCCACGAATGTAGAGTTCTATTGATTTAATGCTTAAAAAAATTCTGCCATTATCTTTGGCATCCATTGCAACTGCAGCATGTGCTTACCCATCGATCAGCGAAATCTCAGCACCACCAGAAATCGCTTCGCTGGACGTAAAAGTTGATCACGGGAAAGCAATTCCAATCGAAGTGGTAGAAAAAAAATGGAAGTGTCCTGGATGTAATTCAAACGAACAGTTTGTTCTAAAGAAACTCCAAGAAAGCACAAATATTTCTGATCGTAATGCCCTTGCTACAATCATGGGCAATATCAAATCAGAATCTGGTTTCCGTCCTAACGTATGTGAAGGTGGTGCCCTTGTTCCTTACCATCAGTGCCTTCGTGGCGGGTATGGTTTGATTCAATGGACTACCCAAGCACGTTACAGTGGTCTTGGTAAGTTCTGTAAGAAGTATGGATGCAATCCATCTTCCCTTGAAGGACAAACCCGTTATATGATCAACGAAGTACACTTTCAAAAAGTGTTGCCAGAGTTCGAAGGTCACGGGTATAATATTCATCAATACATGGTTCCTGCCTACTATTGGTTGGGATGGGGTATTAAAGGGTATCGTGAAAGATATTCTCATCAATACGCCAAAAAACTTGTATGGGCCTAGTGCCCTTTTATGACTCAATAGCTCAGCTGGATAGAGCAACTGCCTTCTAAGCAGTCGGTCGTAGGTTCGAATCCTACTTGAGTCGCCTCGCGGAGTTAGTTCAGCGGTAGAACGCTATCCTTCCAAGTTAGATGTCGTCGGTTCGATTCCGATACTCCGCTCTTAGACAATACGATACTGTGTAAATAGTAACGTGTGGGTTATCGCATGACAAAGTTAAAAGTAGAACAGGCATATCGTTACTACGTTATAACGGAGACCATGGGAAACAATACGGCCAGGGCAAAGATACCTGTCAGAGTTTACTATATAAACCACATTCCTTTTACTTTTGATCAATTGACGGAACTTGAATTAAATGATCCAATGATTCTTGAAGAGTGTGCATCAAATTCGGATATTGACGAAAAGTATATGTATCAATGTTCGGACTATTTGATTGCAGAAGAGGCTCATCCTTGTCTTTTTGAAGTGGAAGTGGAGAATCCTCAAGATTTGCCTGTAGATAGTTAGGAGATTTTATGGTTAAGGTCAAGGCGTATAAAGATTTCATCACTGAATCTGAACGCGATGAACTAAACGAGTGGACCCTCTCAAATTTTGAGAGGGATATTTTTATGGATCCTCGTATGGATTCTAATGGACTGGATAAAACAAAACTTACGACTCGTTTTGCCACTCCTTTAGTTATTCCTGATACTGGGCAAGTCATCTGTTCAAATTGTGAATTTGATTATCCGCCTACGGCATATTGGATTCAAGACAGAATCTTAAGAACATTTGAAATCGAAGAGTATGGGTTTGCCCCCGTTGGTAGGGATGGTATAATAACAGAGATAAGTTTCGAAGGAGGAACAGTCCATCCACACATAGATCCTGTATGGATGGAAGACACGGTAACAGTGCATTTCAATGTAATTTCACAAAAACCAGACTCTGGCGGTGTAACAATCATCGATCAAGAACCTTGGGAAGTGGAAGATACCGATCTTCTTTCTTATATTGTTTCTGATGCCGAACATCGAGTTGATGAAATAAAAGGAAAGAAACATAGAATTCTATGGGTCTTTGCATTCATGCTTAAATACAATGATGCAAAAAGAATTTTTGATTATGACCCTAGAAAGGCCCAATAGAATCAGTGAAAGTAATTGGAATGATGGCACCAAAGGTGGTTTCATACGAGCAATCGTAAAAGACTTCCCCGCATTCAGAACGGCTGAAAAACCTAATGAATGGGAAAAAGGTTATCATTGTGTCATTGACACTCTTTGGCAAATTGCAACTGAATTTGATTTACTAGATAAAAAAAATGACATCGACTAATCCCCGCAGTAGTGATTTCTCCTACAAGAAGTATTCTCTTGAACAACTTGATAACTGGGTGAATGATTCCCTAAACTGTGATGATCTTACGCCACAAGACATCTATGACACTATTGTAAAGTGCGTGGATGAGAGTCTAGTGTATCACAAGAAGTATTACACTAAGTGTGTAGAACTTATTTCCCTTCTGAAGGGTGATTTTGACTATGATGCAGCAGGTGGAAAGTTCCCTAGAACAACTCAAAAAGATTGGGTTGATTTCTGGGAAGAAACCTATTATCCAGAAGAGCACAAACAGTACACTGAAGAAGAAATGAATGCAATGTGCGATGCTGCTGAGGATAAAGAGAAGTGTCGTGAGTATAACCTGCGTGAGGCAGAATACTATAACAAACGAGCTCAACTTGATGCTGACTATGAGGCAATCAAAGCCGCTGGTGGTTACGAATACACTCCCTTGCCCTAGTGGTGGGTAGTATACTATAATTAAAGGGTATTCCTCCTTAGCTCAGCGGTAGAGCGAACGACTGTTAATCGTTTGGTCCCAGGTTCGAATCCTGGAGGGGGAGTCGGGTAGGTGTCCGAGTGGTTAATGGAGGTGGACTGTAAATCCACTGGCTCTGCCTACGGGGGTTCAAATCCCTCCCTGCCCACCTTGGAGAGTTGGCCGAGTGGACGATGGCGCAGCACTGGAAATGCTGTAAGGGGGTAACCCCTTCGAGAGTTCGAATCTCTCACTCTCCGTTGACATATTTTTCTATACTATAGTATAATATGTCTAAACCAGGGAGATTAACTCAGCGGTAGAGTGGTTGCCTTACAAGCAATAAGTCACTGGTTCGAATCCAGTATTTCCCATATATAAGTTATGACTGTACCTTTTTTTATTGAAGAACCAATCACCTGGAAGAAGATTCAGGTCCCCTACGATATCGTTCGGTATTGTGATGCTTTCACTCTTGATGCCGATAGAGAAGATCTTCGATATATAGATTGTGTATGGATGCACATGGGTTACTATGGTGT